ATTAATTTAGCTCCCAATGGAACAGGAGAAATAGTTGTTGGAGCTGGAGACACGGCTGGAGATATTACTAGTAACGGTGCCTATGATTTAATTGTAGACACTAACGGAGGAACTAATGCTGGTAATATTACCTTAACCAATGGTGCAGATGGTGCAATTACTTTAACTCCAAATGGAGCTGGAGTTGTAGATGTTGCGGGTTCTATGAACCCCTCTATAGCTTCTACAGGTAAAGCTTTGATAATGGGATTTTAATAGGAGGAAAATATGGCAAGTGAAGTACTGAAGGAAAAGTGTGTCAGAGCAATGACAAACTCTGAAAATACTTTATTAACAGCAGCGTCGGGACACACTTACACGATACTTAATATATCGTTATGTGAAACGGGAGCGACGGCTGAGACTTTTGATCTTTACATCGATCCAGCAGGTGGCAGCGCTGATACTTATATTTATAAATTACAAGAATTAGCTGCAAGCGCAACTTTTGAACATACAACAAGAATAGTTATGAATGAAACAGATGTGCTTTATGGTAGAACAGCTGGTTCTGCTGATGTTGATGTTGTTATTAGTTATTTAGATCAAACCTTATAATAGGAGATAAAAATTTATGAGTGGAAGTGTAGGTGATAATGTTTTCAGAGCTTCAGGAGTTATTGCTGCTGCGGCTGCTGGAAGAACTGGAACCGTAGATTGGCAAACAGATTCAATTAAAACATCAGGTTTTACAGCCGCAACTACTGAAGGTTACTTTTGCGATACAAGTGGAGGAGCTTTTACAGTAGCTCTTCCAGCAGGCGTGGCTCAATCAATCGTAGCAATCGCCGATTATACAAGAACTTGGAATGATAACAATATAACTCTATCACCAAATGGTTCAGACAAAATTGGTGGAGTTGCTGAAGATGCAACTTTAAGTACTAATGGACAATCAGCAACTTTTGTTTTTGTAGATGCAACTGAGGGTTGGATTAACATAAATGAAACTTCAACTTCAGTATCAGGAGTTTCTCCTTATCTAACAGCGACAGGAGGAACTATTACTACTTCTGGCGATTACAAAATTCATACGTTTACAGGACCAGGAACTTTTTGTGTTTCTAAGGTATCTTGTTGTTCAGCAGACGACCTTGTTTCTTATGTAGTAGCCGCTGGTGGTGCAGGCGGTGGAACTGGTGTGTGGAACGTCCACGTAGGTGCTGGTGGTGGAGCTGGAGGATTTAGAGAATATAAAAATTCTTGCGATCCTTATACGGCTTCTCCCTTAAATGGTAATCCAGGTGGAACTTCAGTTACAGTTACAGCTACAGGGTTTCCAATTACAGTAGGAGGAGGTGGAGCAGGCGCTCCTTCATCTAGTGCTAGAGGTACCCCAGGAGTTGATTCAGTATTTGCACCAGTAACCTCAACAGGAGGAGGCGGAGGGGGTTCACCCACAAACGCCCCTAATTATCCTGGCATCGCAGGAGGTTCAGGTGGTGGTGGAGCTTCTGAAGGTGGAGCTTCTGGAGGTATTGGAAATACACCCCCCGTATCTCCCGCTCAAGGATTTGGCGGAGGACAAGGAACAAATAATCCCCCTGACGTAAGATCAGGCGGCGGTGGAGGAGCAACAGCAGTTGGAACAGGTGGTACTACTCCTCCAATTGTTTCAGGAGCAGGTGGAGCTGGAGCAACAACAAGTATACCAGGATCACCAACCGCTTATTCTGGAGGTGGCGGAGGCGGTGGAAATCCAGGGAAAAGCAATACCGCGGGTGCTGGAGGAACTGGCGGAGGTGGAGCTGGTGGAGGACCTCCAGGTCAAGCAGGTGTTGATGGCTCAGCTAACACAGGCGGTGGCGCAGGTGGAGGAAAAGGTGGCCCTCCTGATGGTACCTTAGGTGGTGATGGCGGTTCAGGAATAGTAATTTTAAGGTATCAATATCAATAAAGCTATGGCACATTTTGCAAAAATAGGTTTGAATGGAAAAGTTCTTGCAGTATTAACTTTAAATAATAAAGATATGTTAAACGCTGATGGCGTTGAAGATGAAACAGTAGGACAACAATATTTGCAAAGGCACAATAACTGGCCTGCTCAAATGTGGATTCAAACCTCTTATAATACACGCGATGGAACACATAAATCAGGAGATAACTCTAAAGCACTAAGAGGAAACTACGCAGGTATAGGTTATATTTGGGATGAAGATAATAATTTATTTTACCCTAAAAAACCTTATGCAAGTTGGGTTTTAAACACTACAACAGCTAGTTGGCACTCTCCAATAGGAGATGCTCCAGATGATTTAACTGATGAAGAAATAGCAGCTGAGTTATCTTATAATTGGAATGAAGATGCACAATCTTGGGATAAAGAATAAAATCCATAGATAATTTTAAAAAAATAAGATAAAACATAGCTGGTGGATATGGAAAAGAAAGTATTATCTGAAATATCTTTATATTATGGGCAAGTTGAGATGCCTAAAGGTTTTGAAATAGACCAAAAAAAACTTCAAACAGATATTTTAAAAGCACAAGTTCAAAACATAAAATTTCTATTCTCAAGAACTTGGGACATGTTGAATACCTATATGCGCGAGCATATTAATCTGGAATATGGTTTTCGATTAGCGAATAAAGAAACATGGGGAAATATTTATAAGCCTCAAGAAATTTCCATTCCTTTACTTAATATAGATCCTGTAGATTTAAAAAATTCTCCTGATTATACATTGTTATATGGGGTGAAGGTTAAAGATTGTAGTGTTAGAATTCACTATGACGACAATAAAAGAGCAGGAAGATCGTGGGATATCCCCCTAACTAATAATCAATTTATTATGTTCCCCTCAACCAATATGTATTATATTACCAACAATCAAAAGGATTCTCTTAACTTTATACACACGATTACTTATGAATTTGTCTAAACCCTTAGTGGCACAAACTACTTTAGTTGATTTAAAAGATTTACGATGTAATCGTCTTAAAGATTCTTATACGGAACACCCTGACGATTTAAAATATCAAGAAGTTGAGAAAGCTGTTTTAAAAGAAGGATTATTAAATCCAATTAAAGTAAGAAAATCAGATATGGTAGTTATTACTGGAAATCAAAGATGTTGGTTCGCTAAAAAACATGGATATACCCATATATCGGTGGAGTATGTTAAATGAATTTGTCTAATTATTTTTGGTATTTTAAATCTGCATTGACACCACGATTCTGTGATGAAGTTATTAAATATGCTTTAGAGCAAAAAGAAACGATGGCGATTACAGGAGGTTATGGCAGAGATAGAAATTTAGATAAAAAACCTTTAAACAAAGAAGAAATTAGAAATTTAAAATATAGAAGAAATTCGGATCTAGTATGGCTCGACGATACTTGGATTTATAAAGAAATACACCCCTTTGTCCATCAAGCTAATAAAAATGCTGGCTGGAATTTTAACTGGGATAGATCAGAATCCTGTCAGTTTACAAAATATAAACTCAATCAATATTATGACTGGCATTGTGATAGTTGGGACAAAGTTTATGACCGACCTAAGACCCCTTCTCATGGAAAAATTAGAAAATTATCTATGACTTGTCAATTAACCGACGGTTCGGAATATAGGGGCGGCGAATTAGAATTTGATTTTAGACAATATGATCCACCCAAAAGGGATGAGTCTCAACATTTAAAGAAAGCTACTGAAATATTACCCAAAGGTTCTATCATTGTGTTTCCATCATTTGTTTGGCATAGAGTTAAACCAGTAACCCACGGAATAAGATATTCACTTGTCGCATGGCATTTAGGATATCCATTTAAATAATGTATATAAACGAACATTTTAAAACTCCTATATGGCATGAAGAAAAGCCTGAATTTATTAAATCATTAAACAAAGCTAGTGATAAATATATTAAAGAAGCAAGAAAAAAAGATAAAAAAACAATTAGAATTAATAAAGACTTTGGAACGTCTCATCATTCAACCTCATTAGTAAAAGATAATGATTTTATAGATTTAAGAAATTATATAGGTCAAAAGTCCTGGGAATTTTTAGATCATCATGGTTACGATATGAAACAATATCAAACGATGTTTTCTGAAATGTGGGTTCAAGAATTTTCTAAAAAAGGTGGTGGTCATCATTCAGCTCATATCCATTGGAACCAGCATGTAGCAGGATTTTATTTTTTAAAATGCAGTGAGAAAACTTCGTATCCTATTTTCCATGATCCAAGAACAGGTGCAAGAACTACTAAATTAAAAATGAAACCAGAATTAAAAGGAATCTTTCATGGCACAGAACTCGTTCATTTTAGACCTAAACCTGGAACCTTAATTATATTTCCAGGATATTTGGAACATGAATACGCAGTCGATCATGGTAAAGCACCCTTTAGATTTATCCATTGGAACATTACTGCTATCCCTAAAGAGATGGCTAAAGATGTATAAAGTAATTGATAATTTTTTAGATAAACAAGATTTTGCAAAGTTACAATCTCAGTTATTATTTAATTCAGACTTTCCTTGGTATTTTCAAGAGGCTAAAGATAAACTACATGGTGATAAATCAGGGAATAAAGATTTAAATCAATTTCAATTAACACATATGTTTTTTGAGGATTTAAAAGTAAATTCACCCTTCTATCCTGTTCTTTTTCCGTTATTTAAAAAGCTAAACGTGGCTGCTGTAACAAGAGTAAAAGCAAATTTGAATCCATATAATTACAAATTAAATCAAGGATTGTGGCATCAAGATGATGTTTTCACAAATAATAAGGCTGCTGTTTTCTATTTAAATACTTGTAACGGCTATACAGTTTTTAAAGAAAATAATAAAAAAACATATTCACAAGCAAACAGAATAATTATATTCAATAGTAATGATATACATAGGGGTACAAACACAACCAATAAAAAAAGAAGGGTAGTTTTAAATATAAATTATTATGAGTTTTCAAAAAAATAAATATGTAGTTATTAAACAAGCTATCTCAAAAGATCTAGCTGCCTTTGTAGCCAATTACTTTTCAATAAAAAAACAGGTTTATGATACCTGTCGACAAACAAGATTTATTTCTCCTTATGAAGTTTTATTAGGGGAGTATGAAGCAGCGGACGGTCAAATCCCACACACTTATTCTAATTATTCGGATATCGCTATGGAAACTTTAATGCTGAAGTGTCAACCTATTATGGAAAAGACCACAGGATTAAAATTAAACCCTGCTTATACGTTTGCCAGAATTTATAAAAATGGGGATATTCTTAAAAGACATAAAGATAGATTTAGTTGTGAGATATCTACGACAATGAATCTCGCAGGAGATCCTTGGCCTATCTATCTTGAGCCTTCTGGTAAAGAAGGACTAAAAGGAATTAAAGTAGACCTTAAACCAGGAGATATGCTGGTCTACAGTGGCTGTGAACTAGAGCATTGGAGAAATAAATTTAAAGGTAAAGAATGTATTCAAGTCTTTTTACATTATAATAATCGCAAGACACCAGGAGCTAAAGAAAACATGTTCGATAAACGACCTCATTTGGGACTTCCTAATTGGTTTAAAAAGTGATATTGGTAAAAAGGGAGTGTCCAGATTCCACCAATCTTCTGGACACTTCTTTTTAGGAATTTTATATGTTAGGTTTATCAGCATTCGCAGAGACAACTTTTGGAGCTACGGCATTAGTCGATGTCGATGTTACAGTTAGCGTTACGGGCAGTGGAGTCACCGTTTCTATGGGAACAGTTACCTTCACCATGAGTGGATCGGTGTCACCAACAGGGAGCGCGGTAACAGTTTCTACTGGCGCTGCCGATGTGAATGTGATAACGTGGAATGCAATTGATCCAGATGCAAGTCAAAGCTGGACTAATATAGACCCATTATAGGAGAATTATGGCTAGTACATATACGACAAATTTACAATTAGAAAAAGTAACCACAGGTGAAAAAGCTGGGTTATGGGGAACCGTTACCAATACTAATCTAGAAATTTTAGAACAGGCTTCGAGTGGATATTTATCGATCTCTGTCGCTTCAGGCGATGTCACATTAGACCTGAATGATGGAGCTACTTCCAACGGTAAAAATCTATTCTTTACTCTAACAGGAACACTGGCAGGTAATCGTAATTTTATTATGCCTGCTTCGGCAGAAAGAATCTTTATTGTTAAAGATTCAACGGACCGTTCTTCAAGTAATTATACTTTAACTGTTAAGACGGCTTCAGGAACAGGTTATACGATGCCTGTTGGTGCAACCGCCCTGGTTTACTCTGACGGAACCAATACGGCTTTAGGCATGCTTCAAAAAAGTTATGTTACCCATACCGCGGCTTATACCGCTGTTGCTGGTGATCAAATCTTTTGCGATACTAAAACAACTAATGCGTTTACTGTTACTCTTCCCGCAGGAGCTGTTAATGATGAAATAACATTCGTAGATAGTCAAAATTATTTTGCTTCAAATAATTTAACGATCGCTTCTGATGGTTCTGAAAAGATCAATAGTTCAGCAAGTAATTTAACCCTCAGTGCTAATGGTCAAGCTATTACGTTGGTATATGCCAATGCAACGGTTGGTTGGATATATAAAACGAATACAGCTGACGAGTAGGGGCTAACTGAATGCCACTCGTAGATTTTAAACTACTCCCAGGAATCGACAAACAACAAACTCAGGTTGGCGCTGATAGACGCTGGGTGAGTTCTGACAATGTTAGATTCCGATACGGTCTTCCTGAAAAAGTAGGAGGTTGGTCTTCTTTATTAACCGATACCATGGTTGGTGTAGCCAGAGCTCAACACTCTTTTGTCGATCTGGATGGGAACCGATACGTGGCCATTGGAACCGACAAATTTTTACTGATTTATTTTGAAGGAACGCTTTACGATATCACTCCTTATAGTGCCACAAGTTTTGGAAGTTCTACTTTAGCAACGAATAGTACTACTGTTAAAACATGTACGATTACAACAACTTCTGCTCATAGTTTATTAGCAGGGGATATTATACAATTGGATGCCGTCACTTTACCTGGAGGTACGGGTTTAACCGATGCTCAATTTGAAGATAAACTTTTTCAAGTTTTAACGGCACCCACGAGTACAACTTTTACTATTAATTCATCAGCTCAAGCGAGTTCTGTTGTAGCGACAGGAGGAAGCATGACCGTTAAGCCATATCAGAGCGTGGGCCCTGCGGCTCAAACTTATGGCTAT